TGTACAGCGATCAGGGGCGATCGTGGGTCGTGTGTCTGGCCTTGTTTTTTGGCACGGTTCAGAACCGTTGTTAAGCTACGAGAGAGCCAAGGGGATACACCCCGGCCGACACACACACAGGACAACGACATGAGTATCAATTCTTTCTCCGCCCTTCTGACCTCCTTCTCTCAAGTCAAGATCATCAATTGCGATCTGTTTCACTCGGACGGCGTAGACCGCGACCGGGTCTCCGGGACGATCGTCGTCGACCTCAAGAGGGGCTCGTCGACATGGCGCCTTAACGTGGCTCGACTCATGACGATTAAGCAGGACGGCCGAGTCCTCCGCTACGAGGTCGAGGTCTCCGACCGCGCTCTCGAGAAGTTCGGGAAGCTCATCGGCCGCCGCGCCAATAAGGTGAAGAGGTTCTCTGTCTGGGCTTCGGAATCGCCATACTATGCGACCGCCTTCTCGGTGGATACGAACATGTTTAATCCCGGTCCGGGGAATTGGACCTTCAAGGCGAAGAAGTCGATCAAGCTCGACATTCACAACATGATCGCGGATCATCTCGCATACGTCGATGAGACTCTTCACGCCGACTATCGCGACCAAGTAGCTACCGCCGCGAAGACTCTCGCCGAGGAGAAGGCCGCCGAGCCCGCTCAGTCCGTCGGGATCGTCATGGATAACCCGGAGGAGTTTGAGGCCATGTGTGCAAAATACGCCGCGAAGAACAGGGCCGCCATGCAAGCCGCTCAGGAGCCCGCTCAGGCCGTCGCGGAGGTCGAGCCCACCGAGACCACCGTCGAGCCCATGACGGCCCGGGAGCACAAGATGAGAGGCGATCTCGAGTGTCTTCTCGCCTTCGTCCGCTGTAAGCTCCAGGAGTACGACGCCGAGGGCTGTCAGGTCGACGACCAGGGCGAGCCCATCGATCGCGAGAAGGTCAAGCTCGGGGAGTTCATCGCTCAGGCGATCGAAGGCATCATGAATGGCGCTATCAGCGACCAGGGCGCGGGCGGGTTCGCCATGAGCCAGGGCGAATTGGATCACTTCGAGACGCTTCGCGGAGACATCGAGATCGACTTCTCGAAGTTCCGGGCGCAGGTCGCCGACTTCCGCCGGCACCACTACAACGACGGCGCGTGGCCTGTCCCCGCCGGATCGTCAATCGACGCCGAGTGTGCTCGGATCGAGTCGATGGAAGTCCTCGGCCAGGTGAAGGCGTATCTCGATTACCATATGGGTCCGGGTGAGTTCTCTTTCCAGATCTGTCAGTACCTCCGCGGCGACCACCGCCCGAGTTCTCAGCGATGCAGACCGGGAACGGTCGCGGCTTCGACCTTCTCGACACTCAGGAGGCCGCCGACGTCCTCGTCGAGATGAACGACGACAGCGACTATCTCCAGCGCTTCACCGACCGGGCTCGGGTGATCATGCTGGCCCGGACCCTCGATGTCGCCGTCCCGGCGGCCCGATAGCAACCCGGCCCCCTTCGGGGGGCCACACACACACAGGAGGACAGGATGAGGTTCGACATCACAGATCAATTTGACCAACGGCCGACGGCGCTGGAGTGGGCCGAAGACGCGCTCCCCGAGTTGGCGGAGTGGCTGAAGGCGGAGCCCGGGAGAGAACTCGGGGGCACTACGTTCAGCCTGCAAGGATACACCGCCCTCCACCTCGTCGAAGACACCGACGCTCGGTTTGAAAAGTACGGTTACGGCATCAATGCAATTTGTAAGGACCGCGCGATCGACGGGGATCCTGTCCTGCACGGTCTGCCCGATCGGTTCACGATCTGCGATCGGTGCCTGAAGAAGATCGGCATCGACACGAAGCAGGAGGAGACCGCGATCCAGTGGGGACTGAAGAACCTCGACGA